ATGAGTAGCAAAGCAGTCAAAGCATATCGCCGTGAGAATCCAGGTTCTAAATTAAAGACTGCGGTAACTACAAAACCCAGTAAACTAAAGAAAGGTTCTAAAGCCGCGAAGCGCCGCAAATCTTTCTGCGCTAGAATGAGTGGCATGAAGAAAGCACATGCTAATGCTAAGACTAAACGAGATCCAGATAGCCCAATCAATAAGGCATTGCGCCGTTGGAACTGTGAGTCCATTGAGCAAATGGAACAGTTAGTAATGATTGCTGAACAGAAAATTGCTGAAGCAAAAAATGCTAAACAACAGGCTGCTATAGCAATTGCTAAGAAAGCCGCAAAAAAGGGTTAAATATGAAAGATTATGATTTCTATTGGAACCTAAAAGGATACCCTCGATAATGTTGTCAGATAACTTAAAAGTATTATTAGCAAGTACTCAATCATTTGCTATCAAAACACAGAACTTTCACTGGAATGTAGAAGGTAGTAACTTTCCACAGTATCATGAATTCTTTGACACAATGTATGGTGATGTATCAGATACTATCGACAAGATTGCTGAGTATATCCGTATTCTTGGTCATTACACACCAGGTAGTCTAACTCGCTATAGTGAGTTGTCTATCATTCAGGATCAAACAAAAATCCCACGTGCTGAATTGATGTTTGTAGAATCTTATCAAGACTGTGAAGCAATGATTCAGTTAGTCACTAGTATGTTTGACGAAGCTACTAACGAACGTCAGCAAGGTATTGCTAACTATATGGCAGAACTACAAGACTTATATGCTAAGAAAGCATGGTTCATTCGCAGTATTCTAAAGAAAGAACGTGAATGAGAGATATCATAGAGTTACTTGAAGATAAGTCAAAGCCGAAAGACGTTGAAATTATCCAGTTGAACTTCACCGAGCGTGAGGTTTCTCCTGTTATGAGTAAAGAAACTCTAGACTTACACTATGGTAAGTTAGCACACGGTTACGCAGAACGATATAACAAGAACGAAGGCGACAAAGACTTCAACTATGCAGGGGTATTCTTGCATAACATGTTGTTCACTCAGTATAGAGAAGTAAGAAACAACAATAAGCCAAACGGTCCTATGGAAGGTTTCATCAACAAACATTTTAGTTCATATGATGATATGAAAACTAAGTTCGAAGAAGAAGCAATGAAGATTCAAGGCAGTGGTTGGATATACTTAGCAGAAGATGGATCAATCAAAACAATCAAGAACCACGAAGTACGCAACGACATACTATTATTGATTGACTGGTGGGAACATGCTTTTATATTAGACTATGGCAGTGATAAGAAAAAGTATTTAAAAGAACAGTGGAAGATCATAAACTGGAACGTTATAAATACTCGATGGGGTAAGAGTTTATGAGAGCAAATGAGTTCATCACTGAAATATTTCAACCTGGTAAGAAGAACTGGGAATGGCTACGCCGTGGTAGTGAAGAGGCAACCGCACAATTTAAAGTTGGCGATAGAGAATATCGTTGGGATGCATTTACTCAAAGAGCAAATGATAAAAAGTGGGAAGTACAATTTCGTTTGATACGACAACGTACTGATCCTGATGGATTAGACTTGTTTGGAAAAACAGGTACAGGTAATTCAGCAGAAGTATTATCTACAGCAGTAGATATCACACGTTCATTTATCAAAGAATACGGTCTAGACAAAGTAGAAGAAATTACGTTCAACGCAAAAGAAGATAGTCGTATTGGCTTATACGCTAAGATGATAAAGCGTTTATTACCTGATTGGGACTTGTATCAAAAATACAGCAAAGACATGGGAATGGAATATCATTTGACTGACCGCCGAGCATATGATAAGCCTGAAAACAAACTAAGCGAAGAAGCTAAAGCCGCCAAGTATAACGGCTTGATGATGAAGTACGCATTCAATGACAATGCTTTGATACTAAAAGCATTTACAAAAGAGGGCCCAATAGCTTACGTTAAGTTTGTTAAAGAAGATAAAGAATTATATCCACAGGATTTATGGACACATGATGACTATCGCAATCGTGGTATTGCTAAGTCAATGTATGATTACCTAAAGAGTGAAGGTTATGTAATCAATAGAAGTCATGACCAAACTAAAGCTGGTGCAGGATTCTGGGATAAACATCGCGGTGAAGATGCTTATGTTTGGGAAGAAGAAGTCATTGATGAAATGCCACTACCAGCTGATTGGGACCCTCAACAGTTTCATCAACCAAGCACAAGTTTCAAATCAAGATTACAGTACGCATTAGACCGTGCGGCAAAGTTAGGTACAGGTTCAAGTCGTGTCGCTACTACAATTGAATATCAAGGTCGTCCTACTGTATTGAAGATTGCTAAGAATCAAAAAGGTCTAGCACAGAATTCAGTAGAAGCAAGTATATTAGATGATGGATATGCTAGTCAGATGGGCATATTAATTCCGTTAATTGACTACGATGAACAGAATCGTGAACCAAGTTGGATTCACACTGAGATGGCTACAAAAGCAAGTGATAAGAAACTTGCTAATATGATGGGTGTTGATAATCTCAGTCAACTTGTAAACATGGCATGGGCTATTACAGGTAAAAAGAAATATCTAGGAACATACCAACAGTATGTTGATTACCTACAACAAAAAGGTAAAACTGACCAAGAAATTGAAACAGCAAGTGACTACGCAAACAAACTAGCAGAGTTGAATAGTTCATTCGATGTTGAGTTGGGCGACTTTACTAGAGCGGCTAACTGGGGTATATATCAAGGGCAACCAGTTATCATTGATGTTGGTTTCAACAGCAACGTATTAAATCAATATTATAAGAGATGAGAGCCACAGAATTTATAAGTGAAGATATATCACGAAGAGGCTTTCTAGGGGGTCTTGCTGGTATGGCTGCAGGTTCAGCAATGGGCAAGCAAATGCCACAACAAAAACCCGTTGAAGAACCACCAAACTTACTAAGCAATAATCCAGCTAACGAAACTACATTATTGAAAACTGCTAAGAAGGCAGGCATGAAGGGTCCTGAACTAGCACAGTTCATGGCACAAACAAAGCATGAATCTTGGGACTTTGAACGACTAAAAGAAAAGCCACAACCTGGTGTCAAAGATTATTACAATAAGAAATACGACATTCGTTATAGCCCAAGAACAGCAAAGATATTAGGGAACAAACATCCAGGTGATGGTCACAAATATCATGGTCGTGGTTTTATACAATTGACAGGTCGTGATAACTATCGTATGGCAGGACAAGCATTGGGCATTGATTTGTTAAATCATCCTGAATTAGCTAGTAAGCCAGACGTTGCCGCACAAATTGCTGTATGGTATTGGAATACAAGAGTAAAGCCTAGCATACATAATTTTGCTGATACAAGGGCTGTCACACAAAAGATCAATCCAGCTGCCAAAGGCTTAGAAAACAGACACGAAAATTTTAAAGACTACATGAGAATAATATGAAAAGAATAATAACAATACTCACACTGACACTAGCTACATTATCAGCAAACGCATGGACACAACGTGCTCCGTTTCCAGTTCAGCAATGTCAAAAACATGCCCCTTATGGCTTCCCTAATACAACTAATGTACAGCCATTATGCCAGCAAGCATATCTAGTAGGATACGATGCATCTGCTAAATTACCTAAATTCGTAACCTATGAACTACTACCTCAAAACGCTCTCGGCTGCTTCCCTCGTACTAATGCTTTCGTTGCTAATCAATATGTTCAGAATGGCCCCACTCCCGACGATTACACAGGTACTGGATTCGATAAAGGACATGCCGCACCCGACGGTGACTTATCATGGGATCAACAAGTAGAGTATGAATCATTCTTGATGACTAACATGTTCCCTCAACGTGGTTCATTGAATCGTGGTATTTGGAAACTATTAGAAACAAGTGTACGTGGTTGGGCAGTGCAAAAGAATCAAAGCTATACAATTTACGTTGGCGCACTATACAATGGTACTGAGAAGAAGATCGGTAAGGGAGTTATTGTACCTACAGGATATTACAAGATTGTAATCAACAATGTAACTAAAGAAGTCGCTGGTTGGGGATTCCCGCACGTTGATCCTTATCCTAACTTAGGAAATGACTTGACTAAGTTTCGTGTTCCTCTAGCACAGATTCAACAAGCCGCAGGGGTACAATATGCATTCCCTCAAGGTGCAGTTGAACTACAGCCTGGAAAAGAATGGACTGTCGATTTTGGAGCACTCACAAACGCAAAGCGCACTAAATGTGGCGCAAACGCATCAGCAGATTGATAAATACATAATAACAAGGAGTTAGCCATGGCAACTACACACGAAATTACTTCAGATTTAGCCGAATTCAAAAATTGGGATGAATGGATGGAATCAAATCCAGATGTTTCTCCTGAAGAATTAGCTCAATACAAAGAAACTAATGTTCCTGGTAAAGAAGCAGAACATAGTGAAAAGTTTTTCAACAGATACGTTGAATGGGTTAAAGATCAAAAAATTAACCACACACAGATTTTTACCGATGAAGCAGGTAAAGTAACTACTGATAACGTAACGCACGAAAATATTGATGAGATTCTCTGATATTCTTACTGAGTCTGCCGCCAGCGAACTAGCACAAAAATTGCCTAGTTTGAAAAAGCACGACTACAATACCATTGACAAACTTGTAAGAGTGGTTGCAAATAAGCACAAGATTTCCAGCCACGCACTAAACAACTTGTTCGTCACTAAGTTTCATCAAACACCTGATAAATGGATCAAAGGTAAGTTAGATGAAACTGATACAAGTGACCTAGATATACAAGATGAAGTAGACAAGTTTGCTCAATGGACAGCAAGACGTTTGCATCTCAAAACAATACCAAAAATTGAACTAAGCTACGATACACAAGAAGCCCAAGATGGACACCATACTGGTCGTCACACTGAGGGTACTAATGAAGTTTGGGTATACGCAAAGAATCGTAATTTGGTAGATATTCTTAGAACCGTTTTTCATGAATTGGTACACTGCCGTCAAAGTGAATTGGGTATGATAAAACCAGGTGACAGTTATCCTGGTAGTCCAATTGAAGTTATGGCAGACATGTTGGCTGGCAAATACATGAAAATTTACGGCGAACAACACCATCACATCTTTCAATAATCATTGACTTGTGCTATACTAGCACAATGCTTAAACTGTTAGTACCATTACCCAAAAAGATCACTGTCGCATGTAGCGGTGGTGTTGATAGTATGGCTGTCGTTGATTTTCTCAGACGAAAGCACGATGTAACTATTGCATACTTCCATCATGGAACTAAACATGGCAGTCATGCTAGACAGTTTATTGCTAATTATTGCGTAGACAAAAATCTACCCATGATGTATGGGCACTGCCGCACTGAAAAAGATCCAAAAGAATCGCAAGAAGAATATTGGCGCAGAGAACGCTATGACTTTTTAAGTGGGATTGGTCCAGTCATCACAGCACATCATTTGGATGACTGTGTTGAAACATACATTTGGTCAGCACTTCACGGTACACCAAAAGTAATTCCACTCACACGCAATAACGTACTAAGACCATTTCTAACTACACGCAAAGAAGAATTCAAATCTTGGTGCATTAGGCATGATGTACCCTGGATCGAAGATGAATCAAACCAAGACACCAAATACATGCGTAACTATGTACGTAACGTATTGATGCCACAAGCATTGCATGTCAACCCAGGCTTGCATACTTTGGTGAAAAAGATTGTTGAAAAACAACAGTAATACATATATAATACATTTCTAAAGGAGAATCTATGTCAGATTACAATCGCACTTTCAATAACGAAGCTAAAATCAAACTAACTCAGTTGGTCAATGAGGGTATGGCAACCCTACATGAAATCGATGCACTCAATGGTGGCTTGAATGACACTATCAAAGCAGTTGCAGAAGAATTGGAGATCAAGGCTTCTACATTAAAGAAAGCAATCAAAATTGCACACAAAGCAAGTCTAGGTCAGACTAACAAAGACCACGATGAACTCAATACTATTCTGGAGACAGTTGGTAAGACTCTATGAGTTACGTTGATGCTATTCATAGCAGGGATGAGGATCGCATCTACGTAGTTGAACGTGGTACTGACGGCAAACGTCACTACAAAGAATTCCCTGCGAATTACACATTCTATTACACTGATCCTAAAGGCAAGTTTCGCAGTATCTATGGCGAACCTTTGTCTAGATTCAGCACACGTAAGCGTACTGAGTTTGAAAAGGAACGTAGAATCCATGCAGGTAAAACATTGTATGAAAGCGATGTAAACGTCATCTTTCGTTGCCTCAGTGACAACTATCTAAAAGTTGATGCGCCTAAACTTCATACATGTTTCTTTGACATTGAAGTAGACTTTGACCCTGACAAGGGCTTCAGTCCTACTGATGACCCATTCAATCCAGTTACAGCTATTTCAATGTATCTGGATTGGCAAGACACACTTGTAACATTGTGTGTTCCACCTAAGCACATGAGTCCTGAAACTGCACAAGAAATTGTTAGCAAGTTTGAGAACTGCATCCTATTCGATAATGAGAAAGATATGTTTGATACATTCTTTGCTCTTATCGAAGATGCTGATGTGTTGACTGGTTGGAACTCAGAGGGCTATGATATTCCCTACATGGTCAATCGTGTTACACGTGTTATGTCAAAAGATGACACACGCAAATTCTGCTTGCTTGGACAACTTCCTAAGCCTAGAGAATACGAACGATTCGGTAAATCAGAAATGACTTACGACTTGGTCGGTCGCATTCACATGGACTATTTGCAGTTGTACAAAAAGTATAACTATGAATCACGCCATAGCTATAAGCTCGACTCTATTGGTGAAATGGAAGTCGGAGAGAACAAAACACAATATGAAGGTACTCTTGACCAATTATATAACAAAGACTGGCCTAAGTTTTTGGAATACAACAGACAAGATACTATGTTGTTGGTCAAGATCCACAACAAGCTAAAATTCTTAGACCTAGCAAATGCGCTAGCACATGAGAATACAGTGTTATTACCCACTGTTATGGGTTCAGTTGCTATGATTGAAATGGCAATCTACAACGAAGCTCATGAAAGAGGTTTGATAGTTCCAGACAAAAAGCGAAAGGATGATAAGAATGAAGATATACAACAAGCGGCAGGTGCCTATGTTGCTACGCCCAAAAAAGGAATGCACGAATGGGTCGGAGCAGTCGATATCAACTCGCTCTATCCCTCGGCTATTCGAGCACTCAACATGGCCCCAGAGACCATCGTTGCTCAAGTCAGACAAGACCTAACTAACAAGTACATGAAAGACCGTGGACTAGAACTTGCGAAACAAAAGAAGTTCTATCAAGACGGTGATGATGGCGAAACAGGTTCTATTCTATGGGAAGGATTGTTTGGTGCATTAGAGTACACAGCAATCATGAACCAAGAACGCGGTACAATATTAACTGTTGACTATGAAGATGGTCGCAGTGTACAAATGAGTGCGGCAGAAATCTGGAAGATGGTCTTTGACAGTCACAAGCCATATATCTTATCAGCGAATGGTACAATCTTTACATATGAGAAAGAGGGTGTAATTCCTGGATTGTTGTCTAGATGGTACAGTGAACGTAAGAGTATTCAAAAGCAAGTAAAAGAAGCAACAAACGATGCTGACCGTGAGTATTACGATAAGCGTCAGTTGGTTCGTAAGATTCTTTTGAACTCTGCATACGGCGCACTGTTGAATGAACATTGCCGTTTCTATGACAAGCGTATTGGTCAGTCAGTTACATTGAGTGGTCGTCAGATTGTGAAACACATGATGAGCCAGATCAACTTGGTTGTAGCAGGTGAATATACTCATACTGGTCCTTCTATCGTTTATGGCGATACTGACAGTTGCTATTTCAGTGCTTATCCTGTTTACAAAGAACAGATTGATAAGGGTGAATTAGAGTGGAACAAAGACGCATGTATTCAAATCTATGATGCTATTGCAGAAGAAGCGAATGCAAGTTTCCCAGCATTCATGGAGAAAGCATTTCATGCACCTCGCAAGAACGGCGAAATTATCAAAGCTGGTCGAGAACTAATTGGTGATCGTGCTATCTTTATTGTGAAGAAACGCTATGCTATCAATATCTTTGATAAAGAAGGTAAGCGTAAAGATAAAGACGGTAAATTAGGTGATATCAAGGCTATGGGTCTTGACTTGAAACGTGCTGATACTCCGAAATATGTACAAGAATTCTTGATGAACTTACTGAGCATGGTTATTCAGCAAGGTAAGAATCGTGATGAAGTCATTGAAGAAGTCAAGCGTTTCAAGCGTTACATGTCAGAGCAAGACAGTTGGACTAAAGGTTCGCCTAAGGGTGTGAACAAACTCACATACTATGCTGACCAAGAAAAGAACAGCAAGACAGGTAAAGCAAACATGCCTGGTCACGTTCGTGCGGCATTGAACTATAACTATCTACGCAAAGTACACAACGACCAATATTCCATGAAGATTGTCGATGGTATGAAAGTAGTTGTTTGTAAACTCAAGCCAAACGCACTAGGCTTTACAAGCGTTGCGTATCCTACTGATGAACTTAGATTGCCTGATTGGTTCTGTCAGTTACCATTCGATGATGCGGCAATGGAACAAACTCTAGTTGACAAGAAGGTTGATAACTTACTAGGCGTATTAGATTGGGACATTCGTAGCAATACTGATGTAGCAAGCACGTTTGATGATTTATTCACATTCGGTTAAACTGGTGTTGACTTTAGCATTATATACCATCATAATACACACTATAACTACCTAAATAGTAGTAACACAAAGGAAAAACATGAAAGATTATTTACAGGATTTGATTACACACGTTTATGGCTTAGGCGAAGTTGACTTGATTAAAGTCACTGGTACAGACCAAGAAACACAAATCAATGCGTTAGCAGAAAACAAGTCTGTTGTCGTAAGCGGTACATTCAAGAACCCTAATGCAGAGTTTATTGGTGTCTTTGGTATGCCTAACTTAGGTAAACTCAAGACTATTCTTGGTTTCGATGACTATGACAACGAAGCAAAGATTACTATCACTAAGAAAAATCGTGATGGTGTTGATTCTCCTGATGCAATTCACTTTGAAACAAAGACTGGTAACTTTGTCAACGACTATCGCCTAATGAGCAAAGCAATCGTTGAAGAAAAAATCAAGTCTGTGTTGTTCAAAGATCCAGCTTGGAACATTGAGTTTGAACCTACTATCGCAGGCATTCAACGTCTAAAGCGTCAGTCATTAGCTAACAGCGAAGAAATTCACTTTACACTTACAACAAGCAATGGTGATCTAAAGAGTAACTTTGGTGACCCATCTACTCACAGTGGTAACTGTGTATTTCACGCAGGCGTCAATGGTACATTGACTAAGACATGGAATTGGCCTGTCAAAGTGTTCTTAGCTATTATGGATATGCCTGGTGATAAGAAGATTCGTATCAGCGATGCTGGTGCAACTGAAATCACTGTCGATAGTGGCATTGCTACATATCGTTATCTATTGCCTGCTCAGACAAAATGATTGACTATGTAGTCGGTGGCGAGTACCTTACTGTTACTAGTAACAAAGGTGCTACGCCTTATATCAATATGAACAGCCAGACACCAATGGTAGGTACACTTGCATATGACAATGGTAGTCATCAGCTTAAAGTCTATGATGGTAATACTTGGATGACCGTTGGTGGCGGCAGTGCTACTGTGAATTTGACTGGGCAAGCGATCAGCATACTCAAGTGGGCTGAAAAGAAAATGCAGGAAGAAAAAGAACTGCTTGCATTGGCTGAGAAACATCCTACTATCAAAAGTTTAGTCGATGAAATGAACGCAAGTGTATTTGACTATCAGCGTAAGATTGATATGGTCAAGGTTCTAATAAAAGAAGAAGAAAAAATTGCAACAAGTTAATCTTTCAAATCAGCAAAAGCCAGACTGGGCACTGTTCTT